GCGTCTCGATTGGTTGCTGATGATGATCGCGATCAAGCTGAAGTGGCTGGAACAGAAGGGCTTGGGGACGGTCGGGGCGCAGAGCGACTTCAACGACCGCATGGCGATCCTGCTGGGGCACGACAAGGTCGCATCGTCGCTCACGCTCTCGGGCCCGATACCGGGTGGCTTCCGTTACATGGACAGCGCGGCGAACGTGCCCGACACGGGCTACGGGATGTAGCCATGTTTCGCGCCGCCACGATGCAGAACACGCGCCGCGCACAACCGCAACTGGGAACGATCACGCCGCTCGCGATCCCGGCCAAGGGGCTGAACGCCCGCGACGCATTCGCCCTGATGCCGCCCGAGTATGCGATCAGCCTCGTGAACGCGTTGTGCGAGCCCTACGGCCTTCGCACGCGCAAGGGCTACACCGAATGGGCCACCGGCATGGCCCCGGTTACGGCAGTGAAGACGATGATGAGCTACTACCCGGCGACCGCAGCGCCCGCCGCGCTCGCCTCGTTCGCGCCCGCGTCGCTCCTGCAACGCATGATGGTGGAAGGGGCCGCTCCCCGGATGCCGCCAGCGGGGAAACTCTTCGCGGCGACATACGGGCAGATTTTCGATGTCACTGCCGGTGGCACCGGACCATGGACGCCCGAGGCGGGGGTCGGCACGCCAGCCGGGACCGACGACGTCTGGACGTGGCTCAACTTCCAAAATCTCGCGGGCTCGTTTCTCCCGGCGTGCAGGGAGACGGGCGGCTACGCCTACTACGACGGCGCAGCGTGGCACACGCCGGTTGCTGGCGCTGGTGTCGGCCAGATCAACGGCTGCGACCCGGCCAAGTTCTGCTATGTGACCGAGTTCAAGAAGCGCCTGTGGTTCATCGAGAAGGACAGCACGAGTGCTTGGTATCTGCCCGTCTCGCAGATCACCGGCAACGTGACCGAGTTCAACTTCGGTGAGCAGTTCAGACACGGCGGCTACCTCGTCGCGATCACCAGTTGGACCGTAGATAGCGGCATCAGTCTCGACGATTACTTGGTCGCGGTGGGCTCGCAGGGTGACGTCGTCCTGTACAAGGGGGTCGATCCCGACACTGTCGGCGACTTCCAGATTTTCGGCGTTTGGCATCTCGGCCCGCTGCCGATAGGACGCCGCTCAGTGTTGAACACCGGGGCTGACGTTCACATCCTCTCGCAATTCGGCGTGAACGCGCTCTCGAAGCTGCTCGCGACAGTTGACCTCGCGCAGACAGAGACATCGCGGATGAGCTACATGATTTCGCCCGTGATCGCGCGCCTGATGCGCGAATCGAACGCGCTCGACGGTTGGAAAATCGTCTCCGTCCCCAAGGAGGAACTCTTCTTGATCGGAGTGCCGCCTGATTCACTGGAACTCGGCGGTGATTTTTTCGGCCTCAAGCTCTCGACTGGCGGCTGGTCGCAACTGAAAAACCTGCCCTATGCGAGCTTCGTCTCGATCGACGCTGACTGCTTCGCCGGAACCTTTGACGGGCGCGTCGTGCGCGCATTCGATGGGCCGCTCGATAACGTGCTGCTCTCCGACCCGACCAGCGGCACGCCGATCCAGTGCCAAGTGACCCCGGCGTACAACGGGATGGAGGGCGGCTTCTCGACCGGCGCGCTGCAGAAGGTTTTCAAGATGCTGCGCCCGACCTTCATCGCGACGGCGACGCCCTCGGTCGTCATTCACATTCTCACCGACTACGGCGTGTCGAAGATCGCTGTCATTCCCACGCTCCCCGACATCACCGAGTCGAAGTGGGACGAGGCCCTATGGGACGTTGGGAAGTGGAGCGGCCTGCAGGACACGATCAAGGAGTGGATCGGCGTGCATGGCGTGGGCTTCGCGGGGACGGCGCAGATCGACTATCTCTGTGGCGGTGACACGCTGCTCGCCTCCATCGACTTCTGGACCGAAACGGGGGGCGTGCTGTGATCGTGCTCCCCAAGGATCAGTACGAGTGGCACACGCTCGCCTCGTTCCTGCAGCGCGCTGGTGTGCAGCCCAGCCCCGATCTGCGCGTGATCGGCTGGGTGAGTGGGAACAGGCTCGCGATTGTGGTCGGCCTGAACGGCTTCCTCGGCGCGCTCGCGCAAATTCACATGGCCTATGCGCCTGACTGGCATTTCACCCCGCGCGCATTGCTCGGTGAGGTTTTCCGCTACGCCTTCACGCAAGAGAAGCGCGAGATGCTCATCGGCATCGTGAACAGCAAGAACACGAAGGCGCTGCGGATGGACCTGCACCTCGGGTTCAAGGAACTGTACCGGCTCCCCGGGATGCACGACGACGGCGGCGACTTGGTGCTGCTCGGGATGACCAAAGACAACTGCCGCTACCTCGGTGATCGGTGGCGGCGCGGAGAGCAAGATGCAAAAACTGTTCATTGAAGCTCTGCTCAGGGGCTCGCCCGATCCATGGTGGGACTCGGTGCTACACGGCGGCGGCAAGAGCCCGCCTGCCGCGCCCGACTATACCGGCGCGGCGCAGCAGCAGGGCGCGGCGAGTCAGGAACTCGCGACGCAGAACACCTTCGCGAATCGTCCCACGATCAACACGCCGTGGGGTCAACAGACGTGGGACACGGGGCAGACCGTTGATCCGGCCACCGGCCAGCCGGTCACGACGTGGACGCAGAACCTGAACCTCACGCCGGACCAGCAGGCCTCGCTCGACTCGCAGCAGGCGATACAACAGGGCCGCTCGGGCGCGGCCCAGCAGCTTCTCGGGCAGGCGACGGGCGCGACGGCGAATCCGTTCGACTGGTCGAGCTTGCCGGGCGCGCCCACGCAGGCCGCGCAGGGCGGGGACATCAAGAGCGCGCAGATGGACGCGTATCAGCAGATGGCCGGGATGCTACAGCCGGGGCGACAACAGCAGCAGGCGGCGCTCGACACCAAGCTCGCGAATATGGGCCTGCCTTCGGGGAGCGAGGCTGCGAATCGCGCGGGCCAGCAACTGCAAAGCCAATGGACGACAGAGGACAAGAACTTGATCGGGCAAGCGATGCAGCAGGGCCAGTCCGAGCAGGCGCAGCAGTACGGGCAATCGGCGGCGTCGATCAACCAGCAGCAGCAGCTTCGCAACTCGGCGATCGCCGAAGAGGCGCAGCGTCGCGGCATGCCGCTCAACGAATTGAACGCGTTGCTCACTGGACAGCAGGTGTCGATGCCGCAGATGCCATCCTTCTCTCCTGCGGCACAGGGGCAAACTCCCGACCTTCTCGGCGCGGCGCAGGCGCAGGGCCAGTACGGGCTCGGGGCGACGCAACTCAACCAGAACGTGGCGAATCAGTGGAGCCAAGGGATTCAGGGCGCGGCTGGCCTTGGTGTGGCGGCGGCGATGTTCTGACCGTGACCCCCTCGACTCTCACCCTCGACCTCGTGAACTCGGTGCCATTGCCGAAAATGGAGACGCGCGCCCAGTTCGTGGCGTTCCTCAAGTTTGCTCACGGGCTGATGCGCGCGTCGGGACCGCTCTTGGAACTCGCGATCGAGCGATCGACCGGCGCGCTGCGCGAGTACTACGCGGCGCATCTCGCCGAGGAGAAGGATCACGCGGCATGGCTCGCCGAAGACATGGACTTGCTCGGGGAAGCCCCGGCGAAGATCGACCACGCGGCGGCGGCGACTGCCGGGGCGCAGTACTACTACCTGCAGCACGTCGGGCCGCACGCTCTCCTCGGCTACATGGCGGCGCTGGAGTTTCGTCCGATGCCGCTCGCCAACGTCGAGGCACTGGAGAAGGTCTTCGGTGTGCTCCCGCTCCGCACCGTGCGCTATCACGCCGAGCACGACCGAGAGCACTCGAAGGAACTCGCGAGCGTGATCGACGAGCACGCGGAGTTCGCCGACCTCATCTGCTATAGCGCCTTCGCGACCGCGAAGATGCTCGGCTTCTACCTCAACGACCGGATGCGTCTCGTGAAGGAGCCCGACTGATGCCAATGCCAAGCCCGTACTACAACGACGACCAGTGGGCGGACATGATGAAGCTGCAAGACCTCACCGGGAAGGAACAGCAGATCGCGCAGCAGCAGGCGCTCGCGAGCCAGTTGCGACAGAGCGGCGGGAATCGCATCGACAAAGGGTCGCAGATCGGGCAGGCGCTGGGCGGGATCGGCAGCGCGCTGATGCAGTACAAGTCGTACAAGGACATGCAGGGCCTCTCCAAGGACAGGAAGGCTTGGCTCGATGCGATGGGGCAGCGGCGGCAGCAGAACAGCCTGCCGATCGCCCCGCCCGGCCCCAGCTACGACCCGTCGCAGTTCAACGACATGACCGGAGGGTACGGCCCCGGTGGCTGATCCCTACAGCCCGCTCTTCGACGAGTCGCCGTTCGACGCGCCGTTCGATCCGGCGAAGCCGACGCTGCAGCCGCCGCCGCGTGTGCTGCGGCAGGCGCTCGCGCCGAGGCCTGCACCGCCGCAGGATGCTGGGGACGAGTACCGCAAGAAGGCGCTTGAACTGCTCACGCAGGCACAGGGGACGCAGCCGGGTGACGCAGACCTCGGGTCGATGCGCGAGTACGCGCGGAAGCGCGATGAGCAGTCGAAGCGCGACTTCGATCGCGGCATGATCATGCAGGTGATGGGCGGGTCGGCCTTCCAGCCGGTCGGCGCGCAGGTGCTCAAGCAGGCGCTCGCCTCGCAAGGGCCCGAGAAGATCGGCGGGGGCATCGTCTCTGACGGCCAGTTCTTCAACGACCCCGAGGTGGTGGCGCAGCGTCGCTCGACGCGGCTGGAGCAGCAGGCGAAGATTTACGAGTCGATGGCGGCGAACGCCTCGACCCTCGCCCAGCGCGACGCGGCGGCGCAACAGGCGGCGGAAACGCGACGCATGATTGCCGGGATCGCTGCGGGCTCGCGTCAAGGGCAGCAGGATCAGATGCGAGCGCAGCGCAGCTTCCAGCAGGAGAACGCGCTCCGCGACGACTTCGAGAAGCAGGTGAAGGACCAGCGCATCAGCCTCGGGACGTACCCGCAGATCGAGGCCGCGCTCACCGGGCCCCCGACCGCCGCGAGCGACATGCGGGCGATCTTCCGCTACATGAAGATGCTCGACCCGACCTCGGTCGTGCGTGAGGGCGAGTACGCGACGGCGCGCAATGCGACGGGCGTGCCATCGCAGATCGCGAACCTCTACAACAAAGTGCTCACGGGTGTCGTGCTCACCCCGGCGCAGCGGGTCGACTTCCTCAAGCAGGCGAAGAGCGAGCGCGACACGGCGCTGAACTACTTCAACGAGCGCGCCAACGAGTTCAAGACGCGCGCGCGCACCTACGGGCTGGACCCGGAGAACGTCGTCCTCGGCTATGGCGCGAGCGGTGGCGGCGGCGACCAAGCGCAACAGAGCGGGCGCGGCTCTCGCCAGTCGCCGCTCACGGTGACGCCTAGCGGCACGACCAAGGTCGATTTCTGATGCCGACGACGATCGAGACGCACGATGGCATTTTCGTCGACGTGCCCGAGGGCATGGCCCTCGATGCGCCCGAGGTAAAGGCTGCTGTTCAGCAGGAGCGGTACGGGCGTCGCAATCGTTCGCCGGAATACAAGGCGAAGCTCATGGAGAATCAGGCGCAGGATCGCAAGACCTACGACCCGAATGTCGGCGTGGGCGCTGGCGAGAAGACGCTGCAGAATCTCGGCGCGGGCTTTTCGTCGTTCGTGCAGGGAGCGAAGCAGGTGATCCCCGGCCTGAAGAGCCCGACTGACGAGGATGTGCGCGAGAAGCGCGGGATCGACCAGCGTCTTGCCGAAGGCAGCGACCTCGGCATCGGCCCCGACTGGGCACCGACCGCTGGCCGCGCGCTGCAGTTCGCGGGCGAGACTTTGCCCACGCTCGCGATCCCGGCTGGTGGGGCAGGAATGGCGGCGCGAACGGCGGGGCGGTTCCTGCCGAAGACAGTGCAGGCGCTGACTGGTGCCGCTGGGGGTGCGGCTGCTGGCGCGCTCGTGCCGACGACCTCGGACGAGAGCCGCGCGATGAACATGGTCACTGGCGGCGTCGCTGGGGGCGCACTCCCGATCGCTGTCGCTGGCGCGAAAGGGCTATGGCGTCTTCGCCCGGGCGCGGGTGGCCGTGCTGTCCGAGCGGGCGAGATGCTCGCCGATGAACTTGGTCCGCAAGCTGGCGCGACAGAGGCGTCGCTGCGCGCTCATCAACCGGGACCGACGACCGCCAACATCCCGACCACCGCTGGCGAGGCGAGCGGCTCGCCCGTGCTCGGGCGCATGGAGCGCACCTCGGCGAGCGGTGCTCCTGAGGACTGGGCGCAATTCCGGCGCGCTCAGAACGAAGGAACGTATGACGCGCTGCGCGAAGCGACCGGGGATGCGACCTCCTTGGAGCACCGCGCCGACTTCCGCGACGTTGCCACCGGGGCGCAACGTGAGCGCGCGATCGAGAACGCCACGGCCCACTTCCAGCGCACCGAGGCTCCAATGGAGAGGGTGGCGACGCAAATCGCCGGGCAGAATGCGCTGGCGAGCCCGTCGCGCAAGCTCGCCGACATGGCGCTGGCCGAGATTGGCGAGGGCACGACGCCGCAGAAGCTCTACAGCTTCAGGAAGCTCCTGACAGCAAAACTCGACGGGCCGATGCTGCCCGGTGATGAGACTGCGGCCATCATCAAGGGCGCGCATGTCGACGCGCGGAAGCTCATCGCGGCGATCGACGCGGGGATGGAGCGCGGGGCCCCGGGCGACTGGAAGAACTACCTCTCGACGTTCTCCGAACTCTCGCGCCCAGTGGATAGCTCGGTGGCGCAGCGATCCATCCGCGAGGCGATCGACAGCGAGGGCGCGAAGCTCTACGGCAGCGCCCCCGAGGTGACGCGGCACAAGCTCGGACGCGCGATGGAGCGGTACGGGCAGAACGAATTTGGCAACACCCTTGAGCCGCGCGCGCGCACGGCGCTCGATGAGCTTCTCGGCCATCTCAAGCAGCGCGAGGAGCTTCAGTCGACCCTGAGGAGCGTAGGCACTTCCGGGGGCGGGTCGAACACCACGATGGACATCTTGGGGCACGCTGCTGCTGCGACGCGCGGCGGGCTCAAGATCACG